CTTTCGTATTAGTAGCTGCTGATAATGTTACTTGTGTGTTTGCTGCTTTAACACTTGCACTTCCTCTCGCAGGTACAGGGATATAGATAGTATCCCCTTTTTTTCCTTTGTGAGATAGTTTAGTTACTAAATTAGCAACCACTAAATTTGACTTATACGCACCAATAACTTCATCGCTCCATAGTTCGGGGATAAAGTTATTAGCTACGGAAGTCGTTACTTGGTTTGAACCTAAAGCCATTTTACTTCTCCATTAAATGATTATTTAACCCTACCTTCTGCATACGCTTCCTGAATTTCATCAGCAAGTGAAGCATAACGATTCGGGTCTGTAATTTGCAAGTTGATTAAATCAGACCTGCGGTACATTTTTTTACCACCGACAGATTGTGTGGAACGAGTTTCAGATACAGTTTGTCGTAATGCTTTATCAACTTTAGCCTTTTCTTTCTTTTTAACTTCTTGTGTTTTTTGTACCATATTTATCTTATCGTACATATCAAAAAGTTCAATAGCAAAGTCTGGTCTATATTCTGTGTCAGCTTTACGGAAAATATCTTTCCTTATTTCACTTGCACCAACCCAGTCTTGAAAACCTTTGTCTGCAACTCTAGTTTCCCAGTCTGGATATGCTTTCTCAAGAACATTTAATTTTTGTTGTTGTTCTTGTTCAGCAATTTGCTGCCTAGCTTTGAGTACATCTGGATGATTTTCAATTGCTTGATTGACAGCCTTTTGAGGGTCGTCATAAAATACATCTTCAAAACTAGTTTCCTCTTCCTGTGGTGTTTCAGTAGTTTGTGCTTTGTTTTGCGCCTCTAATAAACTTTGAATTAATTTCCGTTGTTCTCCAACTTCTGAACCCTGTTTACCTAATGCCTGTTCGACATTTTGGTGCATTTCAATTACTTCCGCAAGAGTTTTTCCTTGATATTTAGCAGGTATTTCTGCTTCTGTGGTTTCTTCAACTACATTACCTTCTGGTTCTGCTGTTGCTTCTACCTCAACTGCTTCTTCTACTACTGCTTCTTGTACAGGTTCTCCTGTTTCTGGTGTGCCTTCTACTACTATACTCATTTTTTCTCCGCCCACTATGGGTTATGAAGTTTAACTATGTCGGATTTCCATCTTGGAGTTCTTCCAACGCTATTGTAGTTGCAGTATCTAAACTTAATATAAAATTTATAATACGCAACTGACCCTTGATTACCCAAAGGTCTTGTTCAGAATTAATATTATTAATATTAGTAATATTAGATTCTAAATTTTTTAAATCAGCAACTAAATCGTGCCAACCTTCTACTTCCATCATAGACATTCTGTCCATTAGGAATTGTTCGTCTGTTTTAGCCATGTATTTACTGTGGTCTAGTATTAATAACTGACTTTGTTCCTTCTGCTCTAGCTTTAGCTAGGTTTAATATCGTTTCACTTTTTAAATGCTCTACTTCTGGTTGATTTCTTGCTGTTTCAGATTGTTGTCTTTGTACATCTGCACTCATTTTAGCAATTTGCACTTGTTCTTTAGCCATATCCATTTCAGTTGGTTGTAATGCACCTGCTTGTGCTTGATGTAACATAGCTTTTGCTCTTTCTTCTTCTGCTTCTGCTGATGTTTTTTGTATCTCAGCTTGTGCTTGTTGTATTTGTAACTGTGTTGCCATATCTTGCATTTGTTGCATTTGTGGGTCTGCTTGTAACCCTTGTTGTAATGCAAATACAATTTGGTCTCGGTTATGAATACTTGAATTTTGGAACATAGCAAGTAATATTACATTAAATGCAGGTGAATCAGCAGGAATTGCCTGCATCATTTGTACCATTTGTTGCATTTCTAGTTCTTTTGCCATAATACCCATAGTAGAGTAAGGCACAAATTTGTAATCAGTAACAGGATATCTATCAACATCAAACTGTATCTTACGATACATAGCTTTGTTTATCATAGGTATCAAAAATGTATTTTGAAAATTCATTAAGGTGCGTTTTTGACGCTTAATTGAGGCTGATTGCATCATTGACATACCACTTGCAGTTTCTTGACCACCTGCAGCCATGTCAGCACTACCTGTACCCATTTGAATCATGTTTTGTAGACTAGCTACTTGATTAAATGTACTAGCATCCATTGCACCCATGTCCAATGGCATGATTGCATCTCTAGGATTACCATTAGTTAGTACAGTTTTGCCTGCTCGTACCTCAAATTTACTTCCACGAGGTAGTCTAGTAGCGTCAGCAGCCATCATCATAGTATTGCGTAATGCCATTGAGTCAATTCTTGCTCTCATTTCAGCATCAAGGGCTTTTTGTGCATTATATCCCTTTTCTACGACACCCCTACCCCAGAACTTATTTGGGATAATGTCATGTTGGTAAGAAACAAAAGGTCTATCTTGCATCATAAAAGCATTTTCTTCTACACGCAAAATATATTCATCATTACATATAGTTACTACTGCTTCTACTAACTCATCTTTTTTAGAATACTCGAAATCATCCTTGTCAGCTTTTGCTTTTAAGAATCTTTTAGGTACAAGACCCCAGTATTCTGTAATTTTTACTGAATCTGACTCATCTGCTTGTTTTACTTCACCATCAAACCCTAGTTTTACTGTGTCATAATCACCATCTAGGGGTACATCACGATAAATTCCTGACTGTATGCCTTGTACTACATGGTATCTAGGTTTAATTACTTCGTGGGCGACACCTAAAGCCTCATCTATAGAGTTGGCAGCAGGGTCAATAAGAAATTCATGGGGTGATATAGGTTCTATTTTAACATCAATAGAAGCGTATTCAGTAATCCCCCTCATACCAGACATTGAACCTTCAACTGGTTGTTCTGTTGGTGCTCTTTCTACTGTTTGGTTAACAACAATTTTTGCAACACCTGTACCATAAATAGCACCATTAAGAAAAACCTCTGCAATAGCATCTTTACAACCTGTTTTTTCTAAATCTTCTTGTAATAAATTCCTTATATACTCTGCTTCACTATTATCTTGGTCGAGCATGTCATCTTGAATATCAAACCATTTTCCCCTGCCAAAAGTTGCCTCTTCTAATTCAGCGACAGATGACTCAACTGCTTGTTGTGTAGCAGGTGCAATAATTCTTGAGCGTTCCGCAGTTCTTGTCCTGTCAGAAGAATCCCAAATACCACGCCAAATACGATAGTATTCATCCCACTTTGCAGTATAATTTATATCTCGATGATTACGATAACCATCAAGTCGATACATCAACCAACTAGCAAGGGCTTGGTATTGTTGCTCTTTCTTGTCAAGCATAAAAGTTTATTCCTAAGAAATTGTTGCGATTATAACACAAAACATAGTTTTAGTGTACGCTATCGCTGAGTTCTTCTATTTCAATGTGACCATCCATAATCATCTTACATATAGATAAGTCTACTTTTGCATCATCTGGCATTAAAGTAGGGTCTATGTCATTTGCAAAATTTGCAATAATAGACAACGCTGCGACATACCTCATTTTTAAAGTAGTCGGGTCAGCACTAAATTCTAATACATCTTCATAATCTTTATCGTTTAAATCTTCAATATCCTGCAATATCATCTACTGGACTCCATTCTTCTTCTAATTCAATTGAGTGTGCAAAGTCTGCTACACTTACTTGGTCTATATACGCTAGGCTATCCAGCAAATCGTCATGTGCCATCTTATTAGGAAAATCTAACATTTGGTTTTTAAACGCTTTCCAGTCTTTATCTGGATTAAATGTTATTTGACCATGTTCCATTCTACCTTGTAGCGACCATGTTATTCTATCTATTTTCTTTTTACCACCATGACGCAACTCTATAAGCGACAGCCACTTGTTTTCTGTTCTCATTTCATCTTCCAAATAAGGTAAGATGGCATTACGCAATGCTCCAGTTTCTATTCCTACAGAGTTAGATTCTACCCTAACCGCAGCACCAAGAATTTTTTTAGCAGTTTCTTTAATGTTCCATCTGCCATGTATAATGTCTTTGACCCACCATTTATCTCGGTCGATTTTTACTACCGCAATAGAAGTTTCGTCTAGTCGAGAGCGTTTAAGATTGCGTTCTTTCTCACTATCCTCGTAACCTGCAGGGTCAACTGCTATACAATATGTACCCTCGTCTGGTTCTTCATCTTCTTTAAACCACTCTTCTTTAAATATACCACCACTAAAAGTTTCAAATGACGCTTCAAACTCTTGCCTAAACGACATAGACGACATTGACTTACTAGCAGCCTCTATTTCTTCTTGCGGTAAAAAAGGATTATCTATAGAGGTAAATTGAAACGCATCCCAATTATCTTTATCTTCTATTGCGTCTTGATACAAATCAAAAAAATGATTTTTACCTGCGGGCGTACCTATAAATAATGCTCTACCTTTTACATCCGCAAGTGTTGGTCTAATGATTTGTTCCCACACAATAGGTTTCATAGACGCATATTCATCTAACACGACATATGATAATCCCACGCCCCTCAAAGTTTCTGGTCTGTCAGAACCTTTTAAATAGATTTTCCTACCATTTATCAAAGTAAGAACAGCAGTGTTCTCGTATGCTTGGATAATTAAATCTTTTCCTAATTCTTTCAGCATAGCCCACATTATGTCTTTAGCTTGTTGAAAGGTAGGTGCTATATAAAATACATCCTTAGACTCGGACTGTATAGCGTTTATTAATAATAACCAAGCAGATAGGTAGGATTTTCCGAATCGCCTGCCTGCTGCAACTATCTTAAACCTTTTGTTAGATTTGAATATCTGCAGTTGTGCAGGGTGTAAATTAATGTCTAATTCAGCCAAACTTTTCTGCCATTGGAGTTGAGTCAATATTGACGATTATTTCATCATCAGACTTTTCCACAGGTTCAACGAGTTCGCCCTCTGGAGTCACATCTAACTGTTGTTGTATGTTATCCAGAGAGGAAACATTAATTATGACTTGAGCATCTGCTTTTGTGCGTGTTGAGTCAACAGCTTTGTGGACAGGGAGGATTCTATCTAAACACATCTTCAAACAATGCACATCACCTTCCATAGCTTTCTCAATTACCTTTTCTACTATCTCTGGAGATTTGTTTGACATTAACTCTCGTGCCAAAGCAGTATACTTGTTTACAGAACCTTTAGGTCTGCCTACACCTTCTGGTGCTTTCATACCCTTGTGGAAGTTAGGGTTTCCTGCTTTTCTTTTAGGTTCTGCCATAAGGCTCAGATTAGAGTTGTCTTGTGGGTATTATAACACAAATAAAGTTGAAATTTAGTTTTTTGTGTAGTGGAGGTAATATATATGTGTAGATACATAGCGTGAGCCTCCCCCTAGGGGTAGCTACGATAGTACGGAAAGTAAAGCAGTAAGCTGTTATGCTTAGCTTGTCTAAGCATACAAAGAATACCTAGACCTAAGCGTAGCTTAGCTAGGACAAGGCTCTTACATCTAGCGAAGGGCTGGAGATAAGGCTGGAAATAACAGAACCCCTATACAGTTCAGCTTATTCTAGGCTTATCCTAGCCCGAGCTGAGCCGACTCTTAGGCGAATCCTTTACGCTCTTGCGACACTTAGCGACAACGGAGCATAGTGTCGCCCATTTGTGAGAGCAAAGTAAATGTG